GCCGAAAGTAAGGAAGCGGCAGTGGCAATGGTTAACGATTCGAAAGTAGAGCCTTTCGGTGAGGATCATACCGCAACAATTTGGACAAAGGTGGATATTGGAGATGCCTTCGGTTGGGTGGAGGTTGAAGATGACTAAACAGTACAACGTCTTGTTCGATATCGGGTTCAGCATCGTAGCGAACGATGAGCGTGGAGAGACTCTAAAACCATCTGAGATCCGTTATGCAATCATCAGACGCGCGATCAATATTTGTGATGACGAGATAAAGGAGGCCGTTGGCTTCTGTGATTCTTACGTTGTTGAGGAAGGTGACGATGACTAACAAAGAAACAGCAATCATCGAAAGCCTGTCGCCCGACGTTGGCAAAATCCGCTTAACGAAAACGATGCTCGATAAATCAATTATCGACGCGAACGCCAGTGTCAGGAAACTTGCTTTGCTTTTAGGCCACGACATGGAACAAATGTCCGCCGGCCAAAAGATCAGCATCGAAGGTGAGTATGAAGATGGGACGCCTTGTCGTGTCAATCTCTATCGAACCGTCAACAGGTCAGACAGACGAGTGAGTATGTCTGGTATCAAAAAACAAGCGCAGATTGGGGATCTGATCGCTCTGTCTTATAAAAGACAAAATAACGGTAATTATATCTTAATAATCAACGTGACTGCGAAGGCGGACAAGCGTTCGTTAAATGCAGTCGTAGGGGAGTAACATGGCTAAAAAGCGAATTGCTAAACGAAAATTAAAAATTAAAAGGTTCTTGAATAAGAGTCCAAACGCCACTCTGAAAGAAATTGTGAGCGCGACAGGTTGTGTGAGTTCATATGCACATATCGTTCGTAAAGAATGGTTAGAAGAACAGCAGGAATCGCCGGCATCAAAACTGGTTACAGGGATTGTTGAAAATATTAAATCAGTAGCGTCGGTTCCTCGTTTGAAAGACGATATCTATCGATCTGAAGATTTGGAAACTCAATTACAACTACTGGGTGTCCATGAAGATGATCGCAAGATCTTGGTCAGCTTTGCAGAGAGGCTTGAAAAACGGATCCAATGGCAACTTGTCAGGCTAAACGAAGCATATCGTTTGATTGGATCTAATACAGTAGATGAGTGCATGGAGTATTAAAGAGATGTTTTTAATTGAGTGGATTGCTAAGTTAATTTATGGCGAAGAGGCTTGGGAGAAGGCCAGTAAAAAACGGGTCAAACCGCGTAGGAGGCGGAGATGATGAAAACTTTTAAAGTATATTATGCTCCGATTAATCCAGAAGGCCGTATGGTCTTTGAAGTTGAAGCGGAAACCGAGGACGAGGCAGTTAAAATTGCTGATAAAACTTTCCAAGTCGAATACAGCAGAGATCTTTGGAAAGACTATGATGTCCATGAGATAAAAGATGTTGATTTTCATCGAATAGTTGCTGAAACACAATAAGATGTAACTTTGCGGCAGTGGTGTGTTGCGGACAAAGCCTCGGAGGTCACGGATCACGGGGCTTTTTTTATGGGGCTACAAAAAGCACACGTTACTTATATAGCTCGAAAATTAAAAAATATTTTTTTTCAAAATCTGCCCGTAACCGGTGTAACCGTGTAACCAACAAGCTTCTATCCCTTATATAGCAAGACTTTCACTGGTTACATAAACTGGTTACACCTTGTAACCCCAAATATGTAACCATTATTCGAAAAACAAGAAAGTGCGTTAAGGGGGTGGGAAGAAGAAAAAATATTTTTTGTAAATTTTGCTCTATATAAATAGATAGGCTATTTTTAGAAACCATACAAAGTTTATGGAGAGATCATGCCTAGAGTTGTTAAGGATCCGATAGCACAAAAGCAGCGATTGGACAAACTTAGAAAACGCCCACTGACTCGTAGACAAGAGCTATTTGTTAAAGAGCTTATATCTAAAGACGGTCAAATTACTTTACGGGAGGCCGCGATCAATGCGGGTTATCCCCCGACTAGCGCACACGTCCGTGCTTCTGAGATGACCAATCCAAATGTCTGTCCGCACGTCGTTGCGTACATCAAAGCCTATCGGGATGAACTGGATGCAAAGTATGGCGTCAACTACCAACGGCATCTGAGGGATCTGCAAATTATCCGAGATCAGGCTTTGCAAAACGGGGCGTACTCCGCGGCAGTCCAAGCCGAGTATCGTCGGGGTCAGGCACATGGTGATATTTACGTTAACAAATCAGAAATCAGGCATGGGTCTATCGACTCGATGAGCAAAGAAGAAGTGATGCGGGCACTTGATGAAATGAAACAAACCTATGAGGGAAACGTCATTGACATTACAGACCGATCACACGATTCCGACGGTAGCTCTGAAGAGGGAGAGCGGCTTTTATCGTCAGGTAAAGGATAGCCTCAGAAAACTAGACCGTAACCTGATACTGACTCGTCTTGAGTCTTGGGTCATGCAGGGGATTCCAGACTTATTGGTCTGCGATGAGTCTGGTAAGTTCCATCTTATAGAATTAAAATTTACGAAAACAAATGCGGTCACTCTGCGGCCGCATCAGGTTGCCTTCCTGAGTAAACATCAACACGCCAGTGCTTGGATCTTAATCAAGAAACAGAAAGCAACAACGGATCCAGCAGAGGTCTTTTTATATCCGGCCAAAGATGCCGTCGATTTACGTATGGACGGCTTGAACAAAGTGACTCCGGCCTATCATGGCAAACAACCTGTTCAATGGTCAGAGGTCTGGGATTTGATCTGTCCGGTCAAATTTAAACCGAGGCCGGTTGGGGCAACCTAACCGGCCTTTTTATTTTCTAAAAAATTACTTGCATTGTGTTGCGTTTTATCAGACTATTACCAGTGAGCAATTTCGCTCAGTCATAAATACGGGAGTAATTATTATGACAACCTATCAAACAAACGCCTTTGCACATGGTATCGGCAACTCTGCCGTTTCATCTAACTGGTTCAATCGTCCAGACGATGAAAGGTTCCTTTCGCTCGACGACATGTTGGCACATAAAAAGATCGACGCCGGTCAGATGAAGTCTCGCATCGTCGATACCCACAAGATGAATATTGTCGGCACTGTTGATGCTGACAATCCATCGAGGGGCGAGGTCTTTATCGAGTACCGTGATGAGAACGGGATTGAGGGCGAGAACATGCCTACTAACTGGTCATTCGGTCAGCTATCTCAGTTGGCAGGAGCGCCGGCCGGTTATCTGAAAGATCTACCCGCTCCGATGGTTGCGGATTGTCTTCAATGGGGTTTGCAACACAATCGCTCTCGCGATCTGGTTAAGGTATACAGTCGTGGCGATCAAGGTGAACTGCGAGCGGCGACGGGTGCGGACTATGGCCGCATTTATGATCATGAGATTTTGACGCCGATCAAACAACTGGTTGACGCCAGTGAGGGACGTTGGAAAGTTCCCGGTATGATGGTTAGCCGATCCGAGAATGGCATGGCTGTTTATGATCCGCATGTACCCGTCACTAAAGATACGACGACACTGTTCGCCAGTGATCGGGATATCTTCGTGTTTTTGGTTGATGACCTCAATCCAATCGAGGTTGGTAAACTGCCAAACGGCGAACCTGATCTGATGTTCCGAGGCTTCTATGCGTGGAACTCTGAGACCGGTAGTAAGACGGCCGGCGTTGCGGCCATGTACTTGCGTGGGGTGTGCATGAATCGTAATCTCTGGGGCGTTGAGAATTTCCACGAAATCAAGATTCGCCACACCAAGTTTGCACCAGACCGTTTTGCGATTGAGGCGCGTCCCGCTCTGCAGTCGTTTGCTACTGGGGCGACGGCTACATTTGTCGAGGGTGTCCAGAAAGCCAAGTCGGCTAACGTCGCCAAGACTGACGATGATCGGTTGGACTTTTTAACCAAACGTGCGGGGCTTTCTCAGCGTATGGCTAAGGCCGCTATGCAACGCCACGAAAAAGAGGAAGGCCGTCCCGTGGAATCTGTGTGGGACGCCGCTCAGGCGATTACTGCAATTGCCCGTGATATTCCGCACCAAGATAACCGGATTGATATCGAACGTCGCGCCGGTAAACTATTGGACAAAGTCGCCGCATAATTACCGCGACTAATACAGGCCGGCCGGAGTGATCCCGCCGGCCTTTTTATTGACCATCGAAAATAGCTATGCGATATTGGCAACTCATTTCATAACTACGGGAAAAGATGTAAATGAAAAAACGTGAACAAAAATCTGAACCTCAATTGATGCTCAAATGTTTCGGGGTTGATTTTGAGTTAAAAACTACTTGGGACGTAGAGGACAAATTAAAATTTGTAACGAACCTTTTAAACAGCGATCAACGCAAAGATTTGAGCGAACGTGAAGAATATATGGAAATGAAATGCGCACTAATTGACGCTTGCAAAAGGATACGCGAACGAGAGGGATCGCCAGATGAATAGACAGCAACTTGAATCCCTGCACCGCGTTTTCTGTCGCGATCCCGACGGAGCGCAATCGTTTCTGCAGTTTCGGCGACGTGCAATGCGCGCTACTTTCGACACCAGTTATATGATCCGATGGTGTGGCATGTGGCTTGGGATTGAACCCGACGGTTATACCCATAGCTAACTAGAAGGCCGGAACAACTCCGGCCTTTTTTATTTGCACTAGTGGTTGCGTTTATCGCATAATCAGGACTGGCCAATAACGGCCGGCAACTAAAGGGAATATAAAATGCATAAACCAAACTTTTACCGATTTGGCAGAATCAAGTACAGAAACCCGCATAGAATCAGGGTCGTCCAAAAGCGTTGTTCTGATCCTATGTTGGCCCACTTCGTTAATGGCAAGCTAGACAATATCTGGGGCAGTGGTTCCAAGACCACTCGCGAACCCCGTGGTATTCCGCCGATGTCCATGCTCAGGCTTAAACAGCACATCCGAGCTACTTATGTTTTACCGGCAATGCGAATGGCGGGTCGTCCATCGATCAAGCTTCTCGAGTGCAAGGTGAAGCCGCCACTCCGTTTCATGAAAGGGTTCTTTCTACTTCGTGGTGCTCACCGTTGGAGGTTTTGGAGATGAGACAATATCCAATTTGGAATCTGGTGCAGGCTTGCATCTACAAAAAGTCGCAAAACTGGGGCGCGCAGAAAGAATGCGCGGTTGAGGTGCGCGTTGGTACGTCGTCCAGTAATTCGCACACGTTCGTCAATCATCGGACGACTCACCGGCTACACGATAACGGAGATCGGGAGTTTCATTTCTATGTCGACGGGCAGTTGGTTAAACGTGCGGTATTGGGTGCGGGCGAATCAAAGCTTCAATTTTTCGACGGGGCATATCCGACAAATTCGAAATGGATAGACGCGCCCATTCAGAACGGCGTGTTGAATTAGACCACTCGCACTAACCAAGGCCGGCTATTTGCCGGCCTTTTTTATTTCTTGTTTTCTTATTTGCGTTTCTCTTATACTTGGATCAGGTCAATGACGGCCTTCACTACGGGAATGAAAAAATGAAAGCAGAAACATACTTTAATGAACTAACGCCTTGCACCTTGCGCTCGCTACATTCTGGCGCGGAATTCTTTCGAATCCGCAACGGCCAACCGATGAAACGGCGAATGCAGAAACTGGGTTATAACCGAGCAAATAAAATGATGGGATACAGCGCTTCGTTTACTTGTGGATACGACGACGACATTGGCGATTCTATGGAGCTATCGCCGGATACTTTGGTTTTCGACGCCGGACACGTTGATGACGTTCACTTCAACCACTATGAGGATGCGCGGGAAATTGTCGCCGAGCTCCTCGGATGCACCGTTGATGAAATCGATTGATTAGATCAATTGATCAAGGCCGGCATGTAGCCGGCCTTTTTTTCGCCCGAATAAAAAACAGTAAATGCGGCCGCGATCCGTCGCGCTCGCTCCCTGCTAAACGTACCGTGGTTCGCGTTGTACTGGCCGAGGTTCGCCGTTCTAACTTTCTGCAAGGTTAACCCAGTGCCACGATTCGCCGGCCGTGGTTCGTTTGCCGTGGTTCGTTGGCCGTGTATGTTTCTTGTATGTCAAAAATAAACGTACCGTTGTCCACAAACTTATCCAGAGCAGCAGTTGCGTCCAGGCGTCGGTTAACTTCCTGTAATTTTTAGTTTTTTTATTTTGTCCACACAAAATTTATACAGCGTCTAGGATCCTTGGACAATCGAGGCTAAACCGATCAGAATTGTTCGCGATCCGCGGCGCGCGGCGCGCGGCCGGCGGCGTCTGCCTAGCGGTGGCTTGTGCTATGTTTCGCACAAATATTTGGCAGTTATTTCATATAATCGCTTACTACCTTATATTGACGTATAAAATCGCATAATTTAGGGTCCCCGGATGGATATTTCAGAACTAGACGGATTGTCAGACAAGGAGCTCAAGCTCCGTTTACGACTTGCCCAAATTGAAAAGAACGAGCGATGTCAAAATAATTTTTTAGAATTCGTAAGAACTGTCTGGCCACAGTTTATTACCGGTCGTCATCACAAAATCATTGCTGAAAAGTTAGAGCGAGTTGCGAGTGGTGAGCTAAAACGCCTGATAATCAACATGGCACCCCGGCACACGAAGTCTGAGTTTGCGTCTTATCTCTTTCCTGCTTGGATGATGGGCCGTAATCCGTCGATGAAGATCATTCAGGCGACACACACCACCGAACTTGCCGTTAACTTCGGACGAAAGACCAAGAACCTGATCGAAGCGGACGAGTTTAAGGATATTTTTCCAGAAGTTGCTTTGGCTGCGGACTCCAAAGCATCTGGTCGCTGGGACACAAACAAGGGTGGGATGTATTATGCGGTCGGTGTTGGCTCAAATTTAGCCGGACGTGGTGGTGATTTAGTAATCATTGATGACCCACACTCGGAACAGACGGCGATGTCCAACTCTGGCTTTGACGATGCGTGGGAATGGTATACCGGTGGCCCCCGTCAGCGGCTCCAGCCCGGTGGTAGTATTGTTTTGGTGCAGACCCGGTGGTCAGAAAAAGACATGACGGGCCAATTATTGCGCGCAATGGCCAAAGATCCGATGGCAGATCAATGGGAAGTCGTGGAATTGCCTGCTATTTTCGAGTCAGGGACCCCGGAAGAAGAACCCTGCTGGCCGGAATACTGGTCTTTAGACGATTTGACGCGGGTTAGGGCTTCTATTCCATCCAACAAGTGGAATGCCCAGTATCAACAGAACCCAACCAGCGATGACAACGCGATAATTAAGCGGGAATGGTGGAATAAATGGGAAAAAGAGTCGATTCCGAATTTACAATTTGTGATTCAGAGCTATGACACAGCATTTTCGAAGCGTGAGACGGCGGATTACTCGGCGATCACGACGTGGGGCGTTTTTTATCCCATCGAAGGAGGAGAACCCAACCTCATCCTCCTCGATTCCAAAAAAGGACGATGGGATTTCCCGGAACTCAAAGCCTTAGCTTTTGAATTATACGATTTTTGGGACCCCGACACCGTCATTGTAGAGGCTAAGGCATCTGGTATGCCTTTGACGCACGAATTAAGGCAAACGGGAATCCCTGTCATTAATTTTACCCCATCTAAAGGTAACGATAAGCTATCCAGGGTCCATGCGGTGTCGCCTTTGTTTGAAGCAGGCATGGTTTGGGCACCGGATGAGAGGTATGCAGACGAAATGATTGAAGAAGTTGCAGCTTTTCCAAACGGCGAACATGACGACCTTGTTGATTCCATGACTCAGGCGCTGATGCGCTACCGGCAGGGTAATTTTGTGCAGTTACCAACCGATGACTGGGACGAATCAGATCAATCTGCTAAAGTTGTTGCGTACTATTGACATCTGGAACAATAGCTTATGGCTGAGAATAAACCTCCGATTGATCCTAATCAGGGTGATATGTTTCCTGAGACAATTAAAGAAGGCATAGGGACTTTAATTGAGTACGTTCCGAAAGCCGCAAAATTTGTTGGAAGAGGGGTTGGCGATTTAGTTCGTTCTGAGCCAATTAGTCCGCCAGAACTGGCCACCGAACCGCCGCCCGCGAATCAATTAGACTTTATCGCGGCTTATTCGCCTGTCTATAGCCAGAACATTCCTACAATTTCACGCCGCGTCGTCGAGCAACTATATTCGCCAGAGCAATCCGCAGTAAATCGCGCAGACTTGTTCATCAATCCTGAAAAAATGGGCGAAGTGGCTCCGAGGATTTCAAAGCTTCTTTTTC